CAAAATTTTACGCAAACATTCGAACAACGTTTACTTTATAGGGATAAATATGGAAATTGGGTAACTAATATTTTACAAGTTCCCCAAAAGACTGAAGCCACTTGGTGGGAGCAAGTTATTAATAAGACTGGAAAAATTAATGATATTGCTGATACTTCCAAGGCTAAGACGGCTTATGCAGTTAATGGAAATCATTCTAATGACGCAGTTATTGCAAAGAACTTTCATTTATGGGGAAAAGAAAACAATATTACAACTGGAACAGTTCATGATGCTTTCTTTACTAATGTTGTAGATCTCGTGAGAGCTAAAAGTGCTTTAAGAGGTCTCTATGCTAATACTTTAAAAATTAATATCATTGAGGCTATACTAAATGAGATGCTGGCGAGAGGTTTACCTAAATCAGTTTATAGAGAATACCTGAATGAAGCAATTAATCTTGGTTTAATTCCAATCGCCGGTAAGTCTAAGATAGGTGATAAAGTTCTTCTAGAATCTGATATTTTAAAAATAGAGGATATTCTAAAAGAAATTTCAACAGATTTTCAAGAAGACTTTGGATGGTACGGAGTAAGTGGATAAATCCGAAGATGAATTAGGATTAGTTTACCCTGTTAAATTAACCCAGGTGTGAAATAGATTTTCATATGATTTTGTATAATAAAGATTGTATCTTTATTTAAATGAGTTGTACTCAAAGGTGGTTGACATGGTCGGTGATACTGCAGATAAAAAAGATGGTGAAAGCGACGATGATAAGACTGGTAAAAATATAGATCCGAATACTATAAAGTTGGATGATGCTGCTATTAAAGAAGCTTCAGAGAAAGCTTTGAAAGAAAGAATAGCTGCTGAATTGAAACCTATTAAAGAAAAACTTGATGCCGCTTTTGCTCAACGTGATCTTGCACTCAAAGAGCTTGCCGATAAAGCGCAAGCAGAAAGAGATGCGGAACTAAAACGCCTTAAGGAAGAAGGTAAACACAAAGAAGCTTACGATCTGGAAATTACACGCGAGCGTGCAAAAAGCGAAGCTCTTGAAAGACGAAATATTGAGCTGACGCGAGACATCGATGTTAGAGGTGCTCTTTCTGGACTAGATTTCAGAAATGAAAATGCCTTAGAAATGGCATATCGAGAAATAGTCCCACAACTTGTGAAGAATGAGCAGGGTGTCTGGATGCACCGTTCCGGTAGTTCGGTTAGGGATTACGTTAAAACATTTTCGGAAGCGGAAGCAAATTCTTTCTTGTTTAAAGTTAAGGCGAATGCAGGTGCAGGAACCGGTGGTGGCAATCTTTTAACTCCTGATAAATCTTCTGGTGGTGTCAAATCATTATTTGGCATGTCACAAGAAGAAGTAATAAAATTAGCTGCTGAAGGAAAACTCCCGACGCAGCGACTCTAAAAAACAAGGAAATTTAAATGACTGTTAGAACAGATGTCACGGGCGCAACAGCCTTTGTGTTGCAGGAAGCGATTAGTGCATATACAGACGAAGCATATACTACTGCTAGAAAACTCTCTGGTACAGGGATTGTAGGCAGTAACCCTCAAATCGATGTTAAGACTGAGACGTTTATCGGTCAGATGCGTTGGTTTAAACCTTTAAATCCGACTATTAATATTGCCTCTTTAGATGATTCAGCTGCGGGCTCTAAAACTAGTTATTCTTCAGACTATTTAAAGTATGTTAAGAGTGTTCGTACGCATGGCGCTGAAAAGGTGAACATGCAGGAAGTTGTTACACAGAAAGATGGTCTCGCAAAGATTTCTCGTGATTTCGGTGAGACTCGTGCCCAGGATGAGCATAATGCTATTCTGTCAATTCTTAAAGGTGTAGCAGTTGCTGAAGCTCTTAATGGTGCTGCTTCTGCAGGTGGCGCTACTGGCCTCGGTGGTCAGACCTTTGATAATGATCCTGCTGATAAGAAGTACGGCTTCTATGTTGACTTGGGTGCTGCTAAAGCAATCGTAGATGCTACCGCTATTATCCAAGGTGCAGCACGAGCTGAAGGGTTCTTACGTGCCTTTGGTATGGCATACAAGGATTATGAACCTGAATATGCTTATTTAATTACATCTCCAGAAGTTATGGCCTCATTACGTTCTGCTAACTTAGTTGATCAGACGAAGGTTACAGACGGTAATATCATGTTCAGTACAATCTTTGATGGTAAGTTCCGTTTAGTTCAGACACGTGCCTCTCAGGGCATTGCTTCAGCTGATCTCACAAAGATCAATACTGGTGCTGGTGTAGACATCTTAGGTGCAAAGACTAGTTTTATTGTTCTTCCTGGTGCACTTGCAATGGCTTCCTTAGCTGTACCCGAAGTTGTTGAAATTACTCGTGATGGCAATGCTTATAAAGGCGGCGGCGTTACGAGTGTATGGTATCGTTGGGGTTATGTTTTCCATCCAGCAGGTTATGATTGGATTGGTTCCCAGAATAAATTTGCTTCTGATGTTGAATATGCTCAGATTACAGAATCTGGTACACCTGGAACAATCGCAAGTATAACCACTATCGCAAATGCTGATGGTGTTTGGAATCGTAAGTTTACTTCTGCATTAAGTCTTGGCATTCTGCCTGTTTTCCATTCGTAAAAAAGGAGAACACTTGTGGCACTTTTAAAAGATACTAACTCATACGCGACTGTAATTGAGGCCGATGCTTATTTTGAAGATCGCCTAGATGTGGCTGCTTGGGACAGTGCTGAAGAAGATAAGAAATCACAAGCACTAGTCACTGCAACCGCTTACTTAAATACTGTTGTTTGGATAGGTTATGCCATAAGTGAGTCGCAACCATTAGCTTTCCCGAGAGTCGGAGCGTATTTTGATCCGCGTGTAGGTTACAATATAGTATTGCCTGATACTGTCCCTCTTAGAATCATTGAAGCAACATATGAATTAGCTTATCACTTTTTAAATAATGATGGTATTCTCGATGATACTGGTACAGTAACAGATCTTACAGTTGGCCAAATTAGTCTTAAAATTAGAACAAATCCTAGTGTAATTCCTAATACGGTTAACAAGATAATTACTCCATTACTAGGTAATTCTAATAAGAATGCTTGGTGGAGGGCCAATTAATGGGATACAAAGCACTAGTAAATTCCCAGGTGAGATCGGCATTTAATCTAATTAAAGACTTAGCAGAAGATGTTACCTTTGTAAAAAAATTAGATTCTAGCTTCAATTTTAATACGTTAGAAGCTAAAGTTTCTAGTTCGGTTAGTGTTATCACCAAAGCAGTCGTGACAGAGTCTAAGAAAGTTTCAGAAGAACATAATGCTATGAATAAATTAGTTATGTTAAAAACTCAAGATATTGGCGACATTACTGCGTACGATACACTAGTCCTAAATGGTCAGAATTGGAAGATAGGAACATCGATTTTATCTGATGGTTTTGTAACAATCGCGGAAATTCATAAAGAGGTCTAAATGGGTAAATATACAAATTTAGACTCCGACGTTTACTCTGTATTTGGAACAGTGGGATGGAAAGCTGAGAAGATAAAAACACACCCTAGCAATTTTATTGCTATAGATACATCTACAGAGTTTATTCGAGTTTCAATTATTCCGAGTGGAAATGGTGTAAACAGAAGATCTATTTCTGGTGTGTTAATTATTGATATTTTTACACCTTCAGGCAGTGGTCCTCAAAGACCATCCGCTATTGCAGACAAATTAGACACTTATCTTTCTAGTAAACAATTAATTGTTTCTTCTGGAATTGTTATTCAATTTGGTAATAGCACTTTAGGAAATACTGGGAATGATAAGGATAACAAAGCTCTCTTTAGAGTAGCTTATACGATTCCATTCAACTACTTTGAGGTTTTATAAATGACACAATTAAGTTCGATTGGCGCTGGTGTATTTTCTGACTTATCCGTAAATAAACCTGCAACTCCTCCATCGTTTTCTACATTGGATACGGCGGCTGAGTTCCAGGCTTTATATGCTACAGAAATTGAATCTGTGGCTGGAACACCGGCTGCTAATACATTTCTTCGAGTTAAGAACGTTCGTGAATTCCCGGCAATGGGTACGCCTGCTAACATTGTAAATGTCCCTATTTATGGTTCTAAGACATCTAGTCAGGTCCAGGGTCAGGCAGACGCGCCTTCGATGGAAATCACAATTAACTATGTCGCAACAGAATGGGCTGCAGGCACACTGTTAGGTGATATGGTTGGTGATGGTGCACAACATGTGTTTCGTTTTACTTTATTAAATTCCGAACCGACAGGTTCTGGTGCCACGAAATATGCATCAACAGCTGGTGGTGTCGGTAGTGTTGAGAATAGTCAGTACTATTGGATTGGTAAGATTGAAGCCTTATTGGTAAATCCACAGTTGACTGATGCAAATACTGCAACAGTAACGATTACTGTGCAGTCGAAATTCTTTGGTTCATTCACAAGCACATAATATTGGTGATATTCCAAAATAAATAATAAATAGGGTTGCAGGACAAATGCAACCCTATTTCATAAAGGACAGAGATGGAAGATACTGAACAGAAACAAAAGCCATTTAGCATGGGGTATGTGTTACGTACAACAGTTAAACATATGCGCAAAAGCATTGATATTAGCATTCATAAAACCTTTGAGAGAATCGGAGAATTTTCGGATGATCAAGTAAAATCAGAAGAAATATTTAGAACATTATCTTTTCTGCACACCATGAGGAAGGTATTAGATGACTTCCAAGTTAATAATTCCGAAAATTTCAAAGGTGAATAAAATGGCTGAACGTAATATTAGAGATCTCGTAGGGACAAAGATGAGCCGTGATGTAAAGTTCATGGGTTCATCTGTCAAAATTAATAAATTGCTTGTTTCACAGGTTTTAGAGATTCAAGGAAAAGCTAAAAGTATTAAAGAAGATGATGCTGAAGGTTTTGAGGTTCTTAAATTGGTTATCAGGTTAGGTTTAGAAGGTGGTTCTGACTTAACTGATGAGGATTTTGGAAACTTACCTCTAGCTGAATTATCTAATCTTTCTACTGAAATTATGAAGTTCTCAGGAATGGGTGAACAGGGAAAATAGTTCTCTCAGATGAAGAAATGATTTTATTTGATTTGGCACTTCATCTGGGAATGTCTGATCCTGAAATTATTCTTACTTGGGATTATGATAAGCTTTTAAAGTGGTTAGCTTACTTTCAAATACGACCTTTTGGTTGGCAAGAAGATGATAGAACTTTTAAATTACTTCAAGTACAAGGTGTCAAAGGTAGACCTGGAGATTATTTTGCTTCTTTAAAACCATTTTATAATCCTCCAATTACAACTAATTCGCTTAAAGGTTTAAAAGGTTCATATATGTATCAATTATTATTATCTGCTAAAGGTGGTGAGGTCTTGCCAGTTCTAGGAGATTTATAATGAGTTTAAAGATGACTCTTTTGAATGTAGAAGCAGAATTCAATAAAATATTTTCTGATAGAAAAAATTCAAGAATATCACAAGGATCTTTAATGGTCTCTGAGATGCTTGATGAATTGGCTGCTGCCACTCCAATAGATACTGGTCTTGCGAGAGCATCGTGGGATACAGAAAGAGTTGGTGATTTATTCAAAGTAAAAAATCCTGTGGATTACATTCAGAAATTAAATCAAGGTTCTTCCAAACAAGCGCCCGCCAGATTTATTGAACGTATTGCTTTGAAATATGGTGATCCGTTAGGAACAATTGTTGATATTGAAGAGTAGAGTTTCAAAATACCCAGGGTTCAATAGGACCCTGGGTTTAAAATTAAAGGAAATAGTATGGCGATTATTCTTAGAACTATTTCTGACTCGAAATCAGCACAAAAAGATCTTGCCCAGTTAAGAAAATCAGTAGATAATATTTCTGAGAGCACTCAAAAGGTTAGTAGTAATTTTAGTTTGATGACTAAAGGGATCATTGCTGGTTTTGCTATATTGCAATCTACTAAAGTGTTTACTCAGTGGTCTGATAATATAACTAATGTTCAAAGCAGACTTAAAATTGTTACTAAAACTCAAGGTGAGTTTAATGCTGCATGGAAAGATACAGTAGATATTGCTACGAAAACTAGAAGTACAATTGCAGGCACAGCTGTTTTATATGCTAGATTATCTGCGGCTGCTGAAAGTTTCGGTGCTAGTCAGAGGCAAGTTTCGTTAGTCACTAGGTTGGTCTCAAAATCGATAGCAACTTCTGGTGCAACATTACAAGAGCAAGCTGCAGGTATTCAACAGTTAGGCCAAGCCTTAGGTAGAGGCAAATTCTCTGGAGACGAATTAAAGTCTGTCATGGAGAATACTCTCCAGTTAGCAAAAGATATTGCATCTGGTATGGGTTTAAC